GAAGCCACGACTCAACAGGCCGCGTTCGTCTCAACCATCGTCGGCGCGGCCACCGGATGTTTCGGCATCTTTGTCAATTCGGAGTCGAAAGAATGAAGTGGCTGCTGCTGATGGTCATCGCCAGCGCGGATGGCGAGATCGCGGTCAATGTGCTGTCGGCGCATGAGACGATGGCAGAATGTCATGTAGCTGGCACCAAAATCAACTGGGAAGAGCGCATGCCGATCAACAAAGAGATGCTATGCTTCCCAACAGAATTTCAATTTGAGGTGATGGAATGATACAGGCATTGATCCCCGCAGTGTCCGGCATCCTTGACAAGTTTGTCGAGGACAAGGACCAGAAGGCAAAGCTGGCGCACGATCTTGCGACGATGGCGGAGCGCCACGCGCAGGAACAAGTGTTGGCACAGATCGAAGTGCTGAAGGCTGACGCAAAGGGCAACTGGTTTCAGGCGTCGTGGCGTCCGCTGATCGGATGGATATGCGGTCTGAGCCTCGGAATCAACTATATGGTCAGTCCGATCTGCGCCGGGTTCGGCGTCGTGATCCCGCAGGCTGACATGAGCGTAATGATGCCTCTGATGTTTGGAATGCTCGGCATCTCTGGCATGAGGTCATACGACAAAGCTAAGAAGACCGACACGAAATAAAAAAGACCCCCGGCTTTTTATGGCCGGGGGCAGTCTCTAGGGAGGAACGATGATGCCACCACGCATCATCACGTCAATTCTATGTGGCGTGGGCTGGTGCGTCTAGCCCTTTCTTTTTCGACCAGTTTGTTGATATGCACTGCGACGGTCCAGAGGCTGATGCCCATCTTTTCTCCAATGACGCGCATCGGTGGCGTGTAACCGTTTTGTTTCTGGAAGGCAGCGATTTCGTCATAAACGCGCTGTTGTTGTGGTGACAGGTCTTTCATGTATCGATCTCCTTGATCGTCAGGGTTTTCTGGCGCACGGTCCGCGCCTCTTTGGCAGGCACAATCCTTTCGGGCTGCGCCTTGAATTTACGCATCGGCCACTTGATCATGACGCGCTGGTTGCCAACCATACCGAGGGCCGTTTCGTGCTGGCCCATCTTTTCCATCAGCGTGATCTGCGCGTCTTCGACATCCTGTTCAGCGTCAGCCTGCTTGCGCTTGGCCAGCAGCAGCTGTTCAAGTGCAATCATCGCATCCGCGTCATCCGGGTCTAGCTCCAGCGGCGGCAGCTTGCCGTCTGTTTTGCTATGCACCAGAACAGCATCGCCTGCCGTGGTCCAAGGATAGAAATCACGCTCTTGCCGTCGCCTCTCGAAATCAAGGATGGCATCGCGGATTTGCATCTGCATCACCGGGTCCGGGCGATACAGGAAGACCCGTAATTCAGTGCCTTGATACAGGACGCACACCGCCAGCCACTTGGCCTGCGGCACGCACATCAGCTGCCCTTGGCCCTGTAACGGGCCTCTGAAGCGTGCTGGCGTGGTTTCGGGGAATGCGCTGGTGTTCTTCATCTCCAGAAGCCCCGGCCCCGTCAGATCGATGCTTTCGGCGTTTATGACATATATGCCCTTGCCAGTGTCGGTGACAAAGGTATCATGCCCGGTCCCCATCCCATCCAGAGACGCCGCAAAAGGCAGCGTCTCATGCGGGAAGGCGTGATCGAATTCCAGTTGCAGATCGGTCAAGCCAAGCCGCCTTGCAGCTTCGGTGCCGATCTGGCCCTCGAATTCGTTGCCCCAAAACGCCGCTTCACCGGGGTTGAAGTCTTCGATGGGCATGTTGGCGTCACGCTTGATGAATTCATCCAACAGCGCGTTTTGCGTCATGTAGGGCGAGGCATTCAGCAACACCGGGGTCAAGGACGCCGAAAGCTGTGAATCGTCAGTCAGCTTGCCGACCATCACATTGCCCCCCCAAATTTGGCGATCAGCGCCCATACGTTATATTCAGTCGTCACCGCGTTGGTGCCGAAGACAATCAGCAGTGTTGCCAAGAACAACATGCCGACAAAGTCGATGATGATGGTTCGCATCTTAACCTCCAATGATGCTGTGACCGCGACCGGCGAGGCACTTGTTTAGCCGCAATCCACCGTGGTCGTATTGCATCCACGACAGCGATTGATCGACCAGCTGTTTGCATTCGGCAAGGTCGCGCTGATACAGGTGCGCGGCATCGCCGGATGCGCGAAGATCAGCGACCGGCGTGTATGAACACGCCGATGCTGACAAGGTGATGATGAGGATGAGGTGGCGCATTAGTCTGCCATCTCAGGAATGGGGAAAGACGTTTCGCGCGGGTCGGGGATGCCATCGCGGACATCCATCTCCAGAAGCTCGGCCTCATATTCGTCAAGCGCCTCGCGCAGTTGCGCCATCTTAATCGCCAGCGAATTATAGTCTTGACGATTGGGCAGGACGCCCATACCGCGCAAGCCGAAGCTGTCGAGATTGAAATCAGCGCGGCGAAGATGCGTCCGAGCCTCGGTGATCGCCGCGATGGCGTTTTCCCGATCAGTGATCCAAACGCCGTCCTTGTGGAAAATTGTCTGTGGGTTTTTCATCGTTTTGTCTCCCTTCGATGATGGGCGGGGCCGAAGCCCCGCCGGGTGATTAGACAGCTTCCCAGCTGTCGCGGATACGTTGCTCCATAGCGTCCAGCGCATACAGACGCGCCTCTTGTGCTTCGGCACCACCGTCAAAGTGGTCGGCTGGCGAACTCTCGACCATCCGAAACTCGGTCAGCACAGCCGCAAGATCGTCGCCATACCAGCCAACATATTGCGCGTGAAAGTGATCTACCATTTCGTTGAATGTCATCGTTTTGTCTCCCTTCGATGGTGGGGGCGGGGCCGTTAGGCCGCCGCCTTTTTAATTTCGGATTTAATGGCCGCCTTGACCATCTGGTGACGGCGGCGGTTGCGGCGCTCGCACAGGTTGCGCCAGTGCTTGCTGCCGTCCTTCTTGTCAACGCTGGTGAAGGTGTGCCACAGGTCGGTGCCGTTGGTGAACCAGCCGCGCAGGACGCGGGCCTTGTATCTTTCCCAGACACCCTCGACACCATCGGTCAAGATTTCGACGGTGAAGGTTTCTTCGATAAGCTGACGCCCCCGAATAGTTACCGGGTAAGAGCCGTGAATAGTAAAATTGCGGATCATCGTTTTGTCTCCCTTCGATGGTGGTAGGGGCGGGGCCGGGCGAAGCCCGGGCCAGGCCCTTAGCTGGTTGTTTTCTTTACGTTTTCGGGCTTGTAAAAGCCGACGCCGCGAACCGCATTATCGACTTTAATGCGCTTGTCGGTCACCTTCACGACCGTACCTTGAACCCAACAATCCGGGTCAACCCAAGCGCAAAGAACCAGAACCTGTTCCCCGATTTCGTAATTGTTGGTCATCGTTTTGTCTCCCTATCGACAGTTTTGTTATATTGACTATACACCTCCCAATGTGGGATGCAACAGGGAAACGCACAAAAAAGGCAAAAAAAATGGCACCGACTAAAGAGGTACATTTCCGGCTGAGACGCAGCACCGTTGACAAGCTGCGCGAGGAATTAGACCGATCACCGCACCGCAGTCTGACGGCGCTGGCTGATGAGTTGCTTGAAGAGGCCATCAGGAATCGCCGCAATGACATCGATTGCCGGGACGAAAGCCGCGATGACTAACAGCCGCACAAAAGGACGTTCCGGGGAATATGAGGTGCAACGCATCCTTCATGCTGAACTGGGGCTCACGTTCAAACGGGACATTGAGCAATTCCGTCAGGCTGACCGTGGTGATCTGCTTTGCGTCGATATGGATTTTCCGGCGGTGATTGAGGTGAAGCGTTACGCCAAGGGCGGGGAGACGCCGCGCGGTGCGTGGTGGGATCAGGCCTGCAAGGCTGCTAAAAGCGCCGACAAGTGGCCCTTGCTTGTGTGGCGCTTCGACAGAATGGACTGGCGCTGGCGCATGCCTGCTGCCGTCCTGATCGATCTTGGCAAGCCATTAAACTATATCGGCGCACGCGACGATGCGGTTCTTGATTGGGGCTATGCGGTGGAGATGGATACAAGGACAGCGATGACAATGATCAGAGAGGTGCTGGCGCATGAGGCCGCTTTACGAATCAGCCGCTGATCTGCAAAACGAGCGCGTCGTTGCTGATGCCTTGGCCGCGCACGGTTACGAGGTCATCAAGCTGCCTATCCAGTATCGCCTTGACTGGCTGCTGCGCCGCAATCAGCAACCCGTTGCGTTTGCCGAGGTCAAAGCACGCAAGTGCAACCTCAACACTTATCCCACGGTCATGATCAGCTTGTCGAAGGTGATACACGCCAGAATGCTGGCCGACACGACTGGCTTACCGTGTTATCTGATTCTCTTTTACCGTGATTGCATCGCACGTTTAAACTTTAGCGATGATTTCACGGTGAATCCCGGTGGTAGGACTGACAGAAATGATCCACAGGATCAGGATGTCTGCGCCTACTATCCGGTCACCCGGCTGACCAAAATCAGTCAATCGTAAACGTCGAAACGAGGTAAATCGATGGAAGCATATGTTGGAACCGGCGGCGGCGCAGACCGCATGCCACTGATCAAATACAGCGCAATGGACGGCTCGTTCCGCACCAGCGACCGAGTCAACGAGGGCGGCGAATGGCGCAGCGTTGATGAGGAAATCCAGCTGCCGACGCAGATGGTAATGGATTTCGCAAACGTCGAAATCGGCTGGATCAAATACAACCCGAAGCCCGATTTCATTATGGTGAAATCCGGCCAGCCCCGGCCAGAGCGTCCCGACGAATTGGATGCCGAAGGCAAGCCAGCTTACAAATGGGGCTTTCGCATCCAGTTGGGCAATCCCAACGTCGGCCTGCGCGAGTTAAGCACCAGCAGCAAAAACGTCTATGACGCAATGCTGGCGCTGTTCAAGTCGTGGGAATCTGGCAAAGCAGCCAATCCCGGCATGATGCCGGTGGTTGAGATCAGCGGGACGACGCGCACTGAAGCAGGCTGGCGCGTCCCCAACTGGTCGATCTCCAAATGGGTCCCGGCACCTGACTTCATGTCCGGTGCTACATCGCAACCCGCACCAGCAGCAGCGGCACCGGCAGCAACACCGGTCCCGGCGGCAGCCTCGCAACCTCCAGCGGCAACTGGCTCCGATTACTTCTGATGCGGCGGGGCGGCGCTGGTTTCTTCCCCAACAGCGCCGCCCCAACCTTTACACGGGGAAGGGCTTGGGGAAGCTATGACAAATCTTTCAGCACATTTCGAGGCCATTGCCCTTGGCGAATTAGGGCCACCGCATAGCAAGCGCGGCACTGAATGGCGCTACGGCAACCACGGTAGCCTGTCGCTTTGCACCCGCAAGGGCGTTTGGTTCGACCACGAGGCCAACGAGGGCGGGGGAATCGTCGGATTGATCGCACGCCAACGCGGCACCACGATGGAAAGCATCTCCACCATCTTGGAGCGCGAATACGGCGTGCAAAGGCG